AAATATTACTTCGTTTCTGTCAATCTTATTGATGACCTTGTCGTCTCCCACATATGAAAGCATGAAGTTGTTGATGATGTCTGACAACAACATATACTGATACGTACCCCAGTTTTCGCTCTTGGGTGCCGTACCATTATTTGAATAATACTCTCTTTGTGTAATGTCTACACCAACTTTTGCCATGCTTATTTATTTTCTTGTTGAATGTCTGCTTGCTCCAACGCGTTAGTCACAGCAATGACATCTTTTTCTCTAATATTCAGACCTGCTAAACGTGCAATTTTAATCACCAACTCTGTTTCGTCAGACATCGGGATTTCAAAATCCGTGCTACTATCGGCATTGTACACAGGGTCACCACCAATAGTTTTATATCCCCAGTGCGGGTCTTCTGGTTTTCTGATGTAGTTCATCTTTACCGCTACCTCACCGCTTTGCGGTGTCGATGCTGTATAATTGATGCTTGTAGGACGCACAAATAATTTACTTGCCTCTCTCTTATAGATGGGATATGTTTTAGACGGAGCTGTTAGATTGCTATCTACCAACATATCAAACTTGTGCTTTTGAACTTCCTGTACAACTAAGCCACCATAAGTGACATTGATTAGCTTGTAGAAATCCGAAGGAACAAGTGTCGCGCTCTTTGTGAAGATGTCTATCTTGTTTTGAATATGCATCGGCCCATCGCCATAGCTTAGCGCCTGAGCGCGAGCGTTCTGCTTTCTGACAGCAAAGGCGTAGTCTGCAAAATATCCTTCGAATATCTCTAACTGAGCCTGCTTTGCAAAGTAGTCAAATTCAGATGGAGCTAAATACCCTCTGTTGTCCTTGTTCAGCAAGAACATTACGGTATTTCTTACGCTGTTAATCATGGGATATATTTTAAACAAAAATACAAAAAAAAGAGGGCGCAATCCGCGCCCCCTTCTCTAACACGTAGTGTTAATCACTACACCATGAGTCCTATAGCAAGTTAACAATTTTTTGCATTGTATCCAGACCCTCATCGGTCTTGAAATATGCTGCTAATGCACTATATACATTTTCCCCATACGGTGCCGTCATGATTTTTTGACGTTTATCTTTAGCCCATGTAACTGTACGCTGGTCTTCTTTGATGTGAAGTATGTTCATTTCTACTGCACGTACCGCAATGTTACGCAGCTTGATGTTTTCATCTTCAAGCAAAGAGAATATTTCAGATGGGTTGTTCTTAGCATAGATGAGCATATCTCTGCGTAATTCAGCAGAAGTCATCTCTGATACATTTGACTTGGTTCCCTTGAGTGCTACACGCGCAACAGCTTCAAGTTCGTCAATACCCATATTCTTGACGGCAATTTGTGCCTCAAGCTCACGATTCATCTGTTCGTAGCTTTCTTGTGCTGTCGCCTCTTTATCGAACTCAATAAACTTAGTCCCAAAATGCGGGTGAATCATCAAGAACTTCTGTAGGTTAACCTGCCAGTCTTCAACAATCAACTTTCCGTCTTGAAAAATGATTGGCTCAAGAGTAGCGTAGCCGTCCTGCTCATCGACAAATGGAGAAACTTGATTAGACGCGTATCGTAACGCTCTATTCAACTGACCATCAAAAAATGTAAGTGGTTTTCTTGCGTGATGCTTTGTTTGTAGCATGAAACGCAGAGGAGTTGTTTTCTGTGTCAAGATAAAGACACGAGTTTTCTGTTTGAAATCGGGTAGTACACCCGCATATCCGCTAACGGATTTAGCTTTTGTTGCCATTATATATGATTTAATTTGATTAAAAAAAGAGATGCCCCGCCCGAAGGCGAGGACTCTCTAAAAATATTACTTCAACAAGATGAAGTTGTTAGCACCCATAACACAAAGTGCACGCTCTGATAAGAAGTGTACTTCCATGTTATCCTTGTCAGTTGTTGCTGCACCACCTGCAGAACCAACTACCCAAGACTTGTACTTACGGTCTTCCATAGGAGACTGACGGTAACGAACGTGTAAGAATGGACGCTTAGCGTTCTCACCCAATACTTGGTCGTATACTGTAGTAGTACCTGCAGGAACCATGATACCGTCGATTGAGCTATTACCACCACGAGTAGTAGCGTCGTTCAAGTATTTCCAGTCAGACTTGTAGAAGTCGTAACCGATACGGAATCCTGTGAAACCTAAGTTCAATGCCATTTCTTCGTCGTTGTCGAACAAACCGTAAGAGCTTGTAGAAGCACCACTGTTGTTTTGTGCTGCCAATACTGCATCGATATCGAAGCTTGTAGCACGGTTTACGAACAATACGTTTTCTTGGATTGCACCTTCCTTGTCAAGTACTTTAGCAAACTGCTCAAGGTCATCACGGTCAGTGATAGTACCAGAAGAAGTGTTACCGCTGTCTTCTACTTCGTAGAACAAACCTTTTGTACCCTTGTAGTCAGTAGAAAGTGCAGCAACACCTGAACCAGATGCAGCAGGCTCACCTTCAATCATTGCCATTTCCAAGTAGTCTTCGAAACGTAGACGAGTCTCGTGCTCAGACTTCAAGTACCATAGGTATCCTGATGCTCCGTTTTCTGTAGCAACTTCAACCCAACCGATGTGAGCCATCTCAGAACCGCTTACTTCGTAAGTGTCTTTGATGATGATAGGGTTGTTTTCTTTGTCCTTGAAACCAGCCTCAAGAGACTTGTCCATACCTGCAGTTCCTTTTGCGAACTCAGAACCGTAAACGAACAATTCAACTGTATCGTTATCAGTAAAGTCAGCAGCAGTAGTTGTCAATTCTGCACGGTCGTAAGGCTCTACAGTGATAGAGTCAGCAGCGATAGCAGTAATCAACGCCTTCAATTCCTTACCCTTACGAGCAGAATTAGTGTTGATGATAACTACAGTTTGGTTTACACGGAAGTTGTGTCCGTCCATACCTGAACCTGAACCACTGTCGATACCGTTAGTACCATTGATAGCACCTGTTGCACGTACGTGTAGACGACCTTGCTCGCTCCACTTAATCAAGTCAGACTGACATGGAAGCTCTGCAGATACCATACGCAAGAAAGATGCGATAGAACGGTTTCCGTAACGCTCGAATTCTTTTTCGTACAAATCAGGTAGATACTGTTGTGCGAAAGTGTACGAAGAACTTCCCAAGAAGTTTTCGTTAGCTAATTTTTGGTCTGGAGCTGGTGTGAACGAAGTAGAACCGCCGATACTACCTGCACCCGAACCGAATGATAAAGTTTGTGCCATTGTAATTTGTTTTTAAGGCTTAACGTTTTTTAATCTTTAGCCCCTCAAAAAACGGAGTTTGGCTATCCAATACTCTGAACTTTGGTTGAGGCTGAGAAGATTGAACCGAAGACCTTACATCCATGTCTATGTTTTTACCCTCCGTTACTACTGAGTTAACAGCACTCGAACGACCTTGCTCGTAAAAGAACTTGGCGTACGCTTCGGGATTCATTGCCATAGACAGAGCTGTATGATACTTCTGAGCGTCAATTAACTCTCCATTCGCGTCGGTGTGTTGATTTACAAAATTTACCAAATCACTTTGGTTCCTTTTGGTTGTCTGCATGTCTTTTGGCTTGAAGAGTAACTTATCATCTCCGACTTTAAATTCAAAACCTTTGAAATCATCGTTGAAGTAAGACTGTGTCTTCTCGCTGAAAGACTCACGTGAACGCTTCTGTCGAGCTTCTTGAGCCGTCTGCTCTTCTCTGTATTTATTGTAAAACTCAACAGCTTTTTGTTGTTCTTCAGAAACAGAAGCGGTGCTTGACTCAAGCGGCTTCTTGTATTTTTCCTTCTGACCTTCAAAAAACTGTTTTGCTTTAAACAATTCTTCTTTCATCTCAAGCGTCTTCGATGTGATTACAGATTGTTCTGCACCCTCATCGTATCCAAACTTCAGGTCTAACAGAGCATTGACGTCATTGTCGTCCAAACCTTGCTTGGTTTGTTTGTAATACTCTCTCAACAACTGTGAGTCTGGAACCTGAGAAAAGTCTTGTTGTAAACGCAAGTAATCATTCAGACCTCGTTTAGTCTCTTTATGATACTCCATGTACGCCTTCACTTCCTCGGGCAACTCTTGAGCTTGTGTACTATTTGTAAGAACGTTTTCAAGTTCGTCTGCTCCCATATTGTACTTCGTTTGAAGTAGCTGATTGAACAGTTCTTCCCTTGACATCGCAGGAGCCTCCTCAGCAGTTTCCTGTTGTTGTGGCTCTTCTGGAGCTTGTTCTTCAGCTTGCGGTTGTTCTACCTGCTCTTGAACTTGCTCTTCGTTACCCTCAGCTTGTACCTGCTCTTCAGCTTGTACCTCTGAGGTCTCTTCTGGCTGTGTCTGTTCCGCTTGTGGCGGGTTGCTAATGTTGACTTTGTAGTCAACTTCAGCACCTTGTTTTTCAGTGCCTTCCATATGATTATATTTGATTTGTTACAAAATTAGTAAATATTAGAGTAGCTTTTGCTGCTGTATGATTTGCTCTAATCCCATGTTTTCAGCCTCTTTTTGCTCAAAATCTTTGGGAGGTAAGTCTTGCTTTCTCTGAGCAATCAATTCACTTTGCTGTGAAGCCTGAATCTCTGTTCTTTTATCCTTGCGGTCTTCTTTGAATGTGTCTCTGTTTTGAACATTAGAAACATCCATTTGCTTCAACTGCATCTCATACTGATACTTCATCTTCAGCATTTCAGCATCAATCTGCGCTTGCTGTTGCATTTTTTGCATTTCAGCTTGACTCTTGATTTGCGCTAACTGCTGTTCTACTTTCAGTTTCATTTCGTCTTCCTGCATTCTACCCTGTGAAGCAGCTTGTGCAGACTTAATGTTTGACTGTGTTTGCATTTCAATGTTCATGCGCTGTTTCTCCAAGTCCATTTTTTCTTTCTTGAACTTGCGAATCTTCAGAAGTGTATTTGCAAGAGTTGCAAGAGTAATGTTTCTGATAGCACGAATATCAATAGCGTCCTCAAGACCAATCATATTAGCCTGTAAAGACAACTGAATATTCTGCTCCAGCATCTGCTTTTCTTCTTCATCAGGCTCTAAATCAACATAAACACCGAAGTCATGTAAGTGCATTGTTCTAATGTCGTTTAGAATAGTCAAGTTGTTACGACCAATCATACGAGCAAAGTCTTCAGCGAACGGAGCATACTCCAACACATCAGATATACGGTATGAAACAGCCTCACACAAACGACGAGTTAGGTTGATACCTGACTGTACCACGTGTCTTGTAGCAGTATTACTATTCAAAGCTGCAAGTTTTTGTACACCAAGCAATGCATATTGGTCAGGTGTACTACCATCACGAGCCTCGTTAAGACCTGTAGCCGCACGCATCATATTCAAGTTGTAGTTGTACATAGAAATCAAACTTGAAATCTTTGCGTTAGAACCACTACTTGTTAATTCTTGAATCGGAACACGAGCGTTGTTGAAGTCACCATCTTCCGTATATGAACGTCCTACAACAGAACCTGTTTGGAAATACATTGCCAACGCCTCTGATGGGTTGTATGAAGCACCGTTTCCTAAGTCA